ACATCAAAGAATGACCAGTCAGTCAATCCTGTTACTCCTTGAAGTAAGATTGGATTAAGAGCTGTTCCATAGTCAAATGATGCCTCTAATGTCACAGATGTGTTAGCCACTTGAGATGCAACAACTAAGTTAACATCAATCAATCCTGCCAATGTGTTGAAGTCAACACCTGCCTCTGTTGCTGTAATCATATACATTGTTGAGTCATCAAATAGACGATCAAAGTCAAATGTTAACATGATTTTCTGAACTGTTGAGTCAGTTGCAAACATGAATGTAGGGTTCCATGATTGGTTATCTACAGGGATTGGATACAAATATCCACCTACTTTAGAACCAATTAAGTTACCTGTTACATCAACAACATACACTCCAAAGTTCACACATCGACCTGCTTTCATTTTACCTAACAAGGTTGGAGTTGAATCCTCACCCCATAACTCACCTGTGAATGATCTTTTACCTTCTCTTAAGAATGCCATTCTACCAGAGTTAGCCTCCTCAAATTGAGACTCAGCCTTTGGAAGTTCTACATTCTCAAATGCCGGTAATGGGAACCATCTCTTTGATGCATCTGTCTCATTGATTAAGCTGTTCCATGTTGGAAGTGGAGCAGATAAGTCTATCCCGTTCAATGTTCCATCATTGGCTGTCAATGGAACCATTATTAATTTACTTGTTACGCTCTGAATAGGAACGCACCCTGGTCTACCTGTGTTGCCAAGACCAGCATTACAATTACATCCTGCCATAATTTCTACTTTTTAGCATTTACAATTTTGTTTATATTTCGTTAATTTAATTCTTAGCTCAACACCACTTAAATTTGCATCCAATATGTTTTGAAAATAACCATTAGACTGCTCAGTTCCAAATCGAGTAAAGTTCACTATCTCATAGGTATCCAAAGTTTTATAGTTCCTATCATTGTTAACAACATCAATGAACTTCTCAGCGAGCTTACTCATTGGCACAACAACATTGTCAATGTGATCCTTTGTTAGGTAGTTCACAATATCTGTCTCATCAAGGAAGAAAATCCTCAAGTCAGACTCCCAATCATAAACACTCTCCCTACCAAACTTTACATATCTAACATCATGTAACAACCAAACAAGAGGGGTTTTCTGTGTAAGGTCATTGCTGAACTTAGTCCACTCATTGTTAGCTGAAATCTTAGTGCCTGGCACAAAGTATGGCACCGGCAATGATAAGATACCAGAGGCAGTTCCTGCCACCAAATACTCATCTGTTTCAACCTCTGTGATTAGTAATGTGCCATTGAGATACTTACCTACTCTTGCATAAGACGTATCACATGTGATAGTTTTCTCTTGAATAGGGTCATACAACCCAAGGATCTCATTATCAATCAACCCAACTAACTCCTCAACTGCCTGTGATACATCCTGTGTCATAACCAATACGCTGTTAATTTTGGAACACCTCTGAACTTTCTGTAATCACCAATACCAACATATGTAAGTTCTATTATTGCATTATCGTCACCGCCTGGCAGTATGAATGTATCACCTATTGTGTAGTTCTTACCTGGATCTACAATGGTAACCTCTTGCACATCTGAGCCACTCGGTGTGACTGTGATATCAACTGTCAAGCCTGTGCCTGTTCCACCTGTTAAACTTACATTTGTTTGGTCAACATATCCAGTACCCCCACTTGTCAATGACAGTGAAACTGCTTGACCCAATGGGGGAGTGGTAGTGTATCTGATGAAATCTCTAATTGAATTATAGGACCGTATTGCCTCATTGTAACGTGTGTACATCATGCTGAACAAAGTGTTAGCGACTGTACTGTTTTCATTATCTGGCTTAACTAATCCTATTGGCGTGATTTGGTTACTCAAGTCTTTTACATACTCAAAATAAATAAATCCTTTCAACATCTCTTTTATCCCCTCTGAGTCTATTTGGTTTACTCCTTCGTATATTCCATTGAAATAATAGAAATTGTATCCCATATCCTCCGATAATGGATTAAATAATATCAAAAAATTAGGACTTTGAGGCACATTATTAAGCAAGTCTGATTGAAAGTCATTGTATAGACTTATTCCAAACAGCTCCTTTAAATAACGTGGCTCATATCTATTGATGTAATCCTGCAATTTTGCCTGGTCATACATTCCTGTAGATACTTGATATTTGCCCGTAAAATCTTGAATTGAAACTATCATTTTATTTTATTTTTCCGTATCCTTTTTTTACCAAAATCTCTGCCTTTGAGCCTAACATTTTCCATATTTGACCTTTGCCAAGTCCAGGGAAAGTGCCATTGCTAATGAATGTATACTCAGCTTTTGGATCTAAGCTCACAACCTCAACAGTTGGAACCTCAATCTTATTCTCAAGTTCTACATTAGCAACCTTCTTTTTGCGTGGTTTCTTTTCCATATTGGATTAATTTTTAGTCGTTGATTAGAGCAATGTCAGTTGCAATGTCAGATTGAACAAATGCATTCACATCATTTCCTTTAACATAAGCTACCAAACGAGCCTCACAAAGGATTGTAACCATGTTACGTGTGAAATCATCATTCTCATATCCTACTGACATGTTCATGTCTTCTCTGAACTTGATGTTGAATTTAGTGAAATCACCAACAATCATAGTACCTGCAGTGATGTTGTTTGAAGAAACAACTATCAAACCAGCCACTCTCATGTTAGCATCCCAGAATGCAGGATAAGTGTACTCACCTGTAGATGTTTTAGTCAACTCAATTTTAGCAACATCCTCTGGATTCAATACAACGTGTGTAGGAACAAAGTTAGCAGCCTCAATCTGAGCCTTAGCAATACGGATTAAATCCATGATGTTAGCTCCTGGGATAGTACCTGCAAATGTACCTGCAGCAAAGTTAGGTGCAGAGGATAATAAACCATTTAAGTCAACACCACCTGCCCCATTTACTAATGAGAAATCAATGTTTTGCTCAATAGCTTCCATCAACTCAGTGTTGATTTCTGATCTAACAAATGCCAAGTCAGCTAACATCTCTTTTGATACTTTGATGTATGCAGCAATTTTCTTAACTTCCTCTGAAATCTCCTCATACTTAACTTGACCATTGAATTTAGGACCAGCCTCATTAACCCAAAGTGTTCCTTCACCTGGAGTAACATTTTGAGTTTGTTGGATGTAAGTAACAAATTTTGATGTTGTTGAACCTACATTAGAGATCTCTCTGATTCTTCTGATAGGTCGTGAAATTCTGTTTACTCCTGGCTCTAATACAGACAATGCAACATTACCATCGTAATCACCATCAATAGTTGTGTCAACTTTAACATCTAATGTAATTCTACTTCCTTTCTCAATAGATTCAGAAATTTGTTTTACATTATCAGTGTAAGTCTTAACTAATGCATCTTTCAATGTCTTAGCTCCTTTTGCTTTTGGTGCATCAACTGCCTTCTCAGACATAGCCTCAATGCGACCTTCCATCTTTGCAATTGCTTTTTCCATTTCAGAGTTCTTTACTTCAATAGCTTTGAAGTTATCAAGCTCACTTTTTAATTGAGCAACCTCATCCTTTGTAGGTACAGTTGCCATTTTTTCAGAGAACAACCCGTTGATTTTTTCAACAACTTGTTCAGGTGTTAAATTGTTTTCCATTTTGTTTTTTAAATTAAATTAATTAAAGTTTACTAATTACCTCTGTCCAATCAAATGTTGGTTGCTCCGGCTCATACAATTTAACAGAATGGCTTTCCGGTTCTGTTTGTGCGAGTAAAGTCAATTGACTTGATAGGAAGTTGGCTTTCATTTCTAATTCATACAAACGCTCATCTGACCCCTTACCATTTACAAGGGCCTTAATTACTGTTTGTAAATCATCTGAAATCTTATCTATAAATGTTTTCTTATTCTCACTCTTCATGATGCTCACCACATTGGTTAACTCATTTGCTCCAAAGGTAACTGCAGAACCCTCCCATAGTTTAACCTCTTGCAATAGAGTAAATCCTCCCATTGGATTAGATGTATCCTTAACAAACTTAGTCTTATCAGATACTCTTTGAAACCCAACTGAGTGCTCCTTTATGATGCCATCTTGATAGTCTCTCCATGCATCCTCACCCATTGTTGAGGTGCCTAATCTACCCACAGCAAAGAGACCATTATCATCCTCCTCCATTTTGCTGAACACCCCAATCTGTTTCTCCCAATCATGGTGTCTTAGGAATGCTATTTTTCTGTTACTTGATGCACCTGGTCCACGTTCCTGGATAGACTTTTTAAATGCACCCTTTTGGATTACATCATTGTCACTGTCAACGTTACCAAACTTTGCTAAGTACACTGCAACCTCTCTCCTGTTGCTGTCCATGTCCTTGATTTCAAAGCCGCTCTTTATTTCATACTTACTCATACTTTTTGTGTTATCTGTCCATGCTGTTGAACATACTGCAAATCTCTGGTCATTATCATACTCAGATGCCATTGTCTCATCTGACATACATCTGCTAATGAACTGCTCCTCATTCTCATCTCCTGTTGGCTTAGGTATTGGCATTGGCTTGTGGATTAGTTATCATTGAATTGGCTGTGATACTGTCATAACCATAGTAGTTAACCAATGTATTCACAGCTGTTTGTCTATCCATTGCACCACTGCTCACTGCAGTATTGAGTCCAATGATACCATCTAACCCCCCTACAGTTCCTTTAAGATTGGTTTGTGCCTGTGCTAATGCAGCCGCTTGTGATTCTGTTTTATCTTGTTTCTGTAACTCAATATCGAACTCCTCTGCATATTGTTGCTGAGTAATCACCCCATCTCTAAGCATGACACTGTAAGTATCTACTTTGGTTTTCTCTGCAGATGCTTTCTGATTCTCATCATCCTGTAATATTGGTAAGTGGTCAAAGTTAGCCTGTAGATAGTACTGACCTTGCAACCCCCATTGAGAAATCATTGAGTCATAGATTTGTTGAGTTTCGGGTATGATTGTATCAGTGTAACACATCCGGATTGAGTCTCTCACATTGCTGAATGTGGACCCTTTCTCACTTGAGAATAGATTGTAATTCAATCCAAATGCATCAATGATTGCCAACTTATCTTCTGTAAGCTCCTCAAACAACATGAGATCCCTTGTTGGATAACTCATTGGCTGCCAATTTACATTGGATTCAGTGATAATTAACTCATCTTTTTGCCTTCTGTACCAATCCTTTTGTATCTTTAACCTCTCCTCTGGTGTCATTGGGATAGCTCCTCCCATGTCATTACTCTGAGCAGATAGGATTCCAATGGCTCCAAGGTTTTCAAGTAATACATTACGCTTGTTATAGCTTGCCATGATGTTGGATAGAGGTAATCTCAATGAGTCTATCCTTGAGATAGGCCTAACTATGTTCATTCCATCCGCTGTTGTCAAGTAAACTGTATCATCAAAGGTAATTGTCTCCTTTGATCCATCATCATAAGTGAACTCAAATGAAGTAATGAGGTCATTTGCCTCCATTTGTTTGAGTTTTTTACCACTCAGATTGATTCTTATCTTGTTATTTGGTAGTGTTATGATTAGATTCCTTACACCAAATGATCTTAATGGGCAGTATGCCACTACATTTGAATACAATGCATCCTGTACACTCATTGAATAGACAACATCTGACCATGACTGCACTCCATTAGGCTTGTTGATTAGGTCATTAATCCAATGGTTAGTGACAATATTACCATCCTTATCAAATAAAGTAGGGATGTTAGTACTCATCATTGTGGCCCGCTTGTTCACAACACTCCTTAACTCAGGAATATCTATGAACAGCCTCCATGCATCACCTGTATCTAACCAAACAGCCTCTTTTTTTCCCCATATCTGTATTGCAGGGGGAAATATTTGCCTTGTTAAGTTACGATACCTGTCTGTATTGGCATAAT